CAGTCGCTGCTGCAAAGTCACAGGCGGAAAATTTCCATAAACTCGCGCCATAAACAATCGTCGCTCCACCCGGACATGTCGTGAAAGAACAGTTTGATACTAGCCCCCAGTCCTGTCCTTCTACGTACAATCCGATATCTTGGCCATTAGTAGAGCACCCGGTGAGGCGTATGCCTTCATCTTCGTGTGTAGACGCGCTAGCATCACCAATAATATGGAAGCCTTTGCCAGCACCCATCTGAGCCGTGGTGCCTAGAATGTCAGTGTCTGCACACATGTTGTACTTAATACCTGTCGTGCAATCAAACATCCAGACGTTAGTAATCTTACTGTTGGCAACGTAATAGCCGTCAATCCCAACCAGAATCTCAGCACCGTTACCGATAATATCTACGTTCTCGATATATACATTAGACAGCCGCGCTGACGCACTCGCTCCATAGACCTTAATAGCCGTGACGTTTGCATTAGCGTTGCTCCATATAGACAGGTCATAGACACCTGCACCTACGGCTGTAATGGCTGTGGTGTAATTAAATATCGTGATGCCCGCCGCTGCAGCGTATATATTGGTGACTCTACGTCCTGCTCCGCGCACAAACACATTGGGGTACATAGTCAGCGCCCCAACCAGATAGGTCCCTGCCGGGAACTCTACAATCCCGCCGTTAGCGGCATTAGCTGCATTGATGGCATTCTGCACAGCGGTAGTCGCTGCTGATGCTCCCGTAGGGTCTGCCCCGTATTGCGTAACTACATTAAATACAGCCGGTGCATTTGAAGGGTTTGTAGCGATCTGCCGCCATGCCCCGCCCAAGCGCATCCAGAGCTTGTTATTAGTGGAGTCCGTAACCAGCGCAGCGGCATTAGTGTAAGGTGCAGTAGGAGCGCCAGTAGGTGTTCCGGGGCAAGAAGGAATCCAAGGAAACCCGGTAGTTGCAGTGGTTGTTAGAGCCGCTGTGCCCATCGTAAAACCAACAGCGGTAACATCAAGGCTATTTGCATTCTGCGTAGATACCGTACCTAGCCCAAGCGTCGTTCTAGCCGTAGCTGCATCAGCATCGTCAATCAATGACCGCCCATAAGAGGACAAATCCGTGGTCGCTGCTGTGCCTGACCCTGTGAAATAGGGGAGTTTGTTTGCCGCTGAAGTGAGTCCCGCTAGCGCTGTGAGGTCTGCATCCAGAGGCTGTTTATTGTTCAGGGCAGTTTGAGTAGCCGTGCTGACAGGCTTATCTGCATCCGAAGTGTTTTCTACATTGCTCAGTCCCACGTCAGCTTTAGTAACCAAGGCCCATGAAGGGTCAGCCCCATTAGTGGTCAGGAACTTACTGCTATTGCTCGTCTGGTTAGGCAGTAGCGCTTTGGTCGGTGCAGAGCAGAATACACGTTTAGACCCTGCGCCAAAGTTGACTAGCGCGTTTGCGTTAGAAGATAAAAGAACAGTATCACGGGATAGGGTTCCTGAGCCTACCGTACCAATCCCCACTTCCCAAGCACCCAAGGTGTCATCAATCGTATAAAAGACAACATTACCATTTGAGAAAGAGGCATTAAACGTCCGATACCCTGTAACTGCACCTGCCAGCGAGAGTGTACCTGTACCGAGGGTTGTCGATGTTTCTTGGACCCGATCAGATAAAAGCGGCATGGTGTTTCCTAGCTCAGAATTAACACAGCAGTGGAGGACGTAGCGGCGGGGAAGGAGATAGTAAAGTCACCTGCAGTGGAGCTATAAGTCCCGCCAAAGTTAAGCACCAAGACTGCCTTGTTGCTCTTGGAAGCATTGTAAATCAATGCCCCTGCTGCCGAAATCGTTGCAGTAGACCAAGTGAAGTTGGCAAAGTCTATATAAGCAGCGGTGCCTGATAAAAAAGGCGAACCTGTCTCTGTTACCAGAGTGCCTCCCCCTGCGGTATAGCCATCGCCAACTACTTCGTTAGTAGAGGAATAAGCCGTGGTTGCAGAGCTTAGCGTAGCCGAAGAAGTGTATAGAGCGATCTTGAATGTGTCTCCACCCGAAGAACTGAAGTTGTGCACCCCAGAGAGGAGTTCCTGTTTTGCAGAACTACAAATAGCCTGTGTAATCGCCATGTTTAAACCTCTTCAGAAATTTCAAATTCCGGTTCAAAGCTATCTGCGATGACCGTTACAGGGTTAACAGTAAATTCGGGTTGTTGGATGTCTAAATCCACTTCTTCTACTTTGTCTACTTCTTCGTTCATACTACTTGATCTCTTACCTGCGTGGTACGGAAATTGTCTTCACGATTCTTCGCATCGCCCAACTGTTTGAGCAAACCTAGCGCTTCTTGAAATTTACCTTGATAGTTCTGCAGTACGTCCGGTTCGCTCTTTTGGTAGATAGCTGCTTCGACTAATGACCCCCAAAGAAGCACATTCGGGAAGTTCGTGCCTAGCCAGCTAACACCCGCTACCGTGATAGAAGAAGGATACGCATAGTAGTGCATCTCAAGGGTATAGCACTTGTCAGGAGTTGGGCCAAGCAGAAAAGCGGAATCGGAAAAGAGGGAGTAGGCTTTAGGGGCCCCTGTCGTACCGGGGAAGGGATAGGCTTCCCGAATGTAGTTCACATCCTTCTGTAGCAGGTAGTTGTAGTCTGTTGCGGTGACTACCCCCGCTGTGTCATACCCTGTAACGGCTATGGAAAAAACAGACAGAAAGTCCGAAGGGATATCAATATACGGAAAGTCTATCGTGGTCTCGCCCGTCACGTTCTTTCTGAACGCAGGAAGCTGTACCGTATTATTTACCAGAGTCTCGGTGTTCTGGATGAAGTTAGGGATATTTGCAACGAATGTTGGCTCGTCTACTTCAGTATATTGCTGAATAGCCAGCGATAGCTGGGTGTAGGTCATGCTCATGTCAAATATCCCTTAGCTTATTAACCCAGCTTTGCAGAAGACTTCGTGCCTTTAGTAGCGGCACCTGTGCCTCTAGTCTTGACGGTCTGGGTTTTCGGCGGGGTATTAGGATATCCGTTGCCTGCAGGGGTGCTGACTTTTTTGATTCCGGCATATTCCGCTGATCCTTCTTTATGTTCGGCAGTGCCGCCTGTTCTACGAGTGCTCATATTACTTACTCTTCTGATTGGCTACACGGGCAAGGTTACGACCCTTGGCCTTCATTTCTCCGGTGGTAACACCACCTTTCTTCAACCCTTTAGCAGATTTCTGCTTATCGTGCTTCTTATCCATAGCGCTAGACTCCCAATCGGAATAAGACATTTTGTGCTTTTTCGCCAACCGACGATCTTCTCTTACGTCTTTAGCTGACCCTTCCCAACTTGCCATTATGATACCTCAATTTTCACACTGTTTATAGTCGTATTCACCTGTTGCGAAGCCACAGGATTCCAAGCAAATAGCCCTCTGGACTCATTCAAGTTCGTGTCTGGTCTTGGATTACGCAGCGCTTGTGGATCGTCTGCTGCTTTACGTGAACCAATAATGCCGACCCAATTCTGAGGGTGGTCATTCTCGAAACACGAAGGGCACACTCTTTGATTGATGATCTTGCCAAGGACCACATAGGGTCTTAGCTTTTTTAGCGGGTATTTAAAGGCGCAACGATCACAGAGCGCTATCGCCCTCTTTTCAGAAGCAAACCTAGTAGCCATACGCTCCAGTCCAAGGCACGAACCTTATCGGAGCCTTATCCCTATCTTCATCAGCTGCCATCTGGAAAGCTTCTTCGTACAGCGCTTTCAACATCTCAATTCTATCAGCACTCTCAGGGGTCTTCAGAGCAATATGATAAGCTAACCCGGCAGTGATGGCTTCCAGAAATCTGAACGGTACATCTACCGTATTTGCTCCCGAAGTACCTGCATCGTCAAGACGGCGCAAGCGCCAATAAACAAGAGTATAAGAAGCGTTGTTAGCCGTAGGCCAGATTTTAATCTTAGGAATAGGCGCTTGCCTATCGACATAGATTTGTATTGGTCTGCCTGAAGTAAGTTTGTTTGGTATTGATGCGTAAGTCGGGAGAGCAACTCTAGCAATCTGGATATCGACTTGATTTGATTGGCTTCCTGAGTTTTGTCGGATGACGTGCTCAATGATATCTACCGTATCTTCAGGAAGGTTGTACTCAACTTGATTAGGCACCAAAGCAATCGTGCCCTGCTCGACTGTCCAAAGGTTAATCCCTCGGTTAGCCCAAGATGCCAACAGATAATTGAGAGAGCGCCTTGCCGTTTTTAATTGGTAGCCCGTGCGGATTTCTATCCCGGCTCTCTCAAAGGCCTCTTCGATAATTTCTGCTATATCTGGATTGAAGACCGTCGTCCCAGAGGTTGTCACTGCTGCACCCCAACCGGCGTGGGTGGGATCACTTCAGGCGGCACAGGTCTGTCG